GCCTCATCGACGCAGCTCATCAGCGGACCGCTCTGGGATCAGAACTCGCTCGGCGAATTCGACCCCGCCGACCTGGTGGGCCGGCGTTGCTTCGGAGGCCTCGATCTGTCGAGCAAGGTGGACTTGTCCGCCTGGATAAAGCTGTTCCCGCCGCAGGAGCCCGGCGACCGCTGGCGCGTCGTGCCGCGGTTCTGGATGCCCGAGGACACCGTCGAGCAGAAGGCCGACCGCGATCAGGTCCAGTACCGGCGATGGATCGACCTGGGGCTGATCGAGGCGACGCAGGGCAACATCATCGACCACACCGAGGTCCAGCGCGCGGTTCTCGAGGATGCGCGGATCTACGACCTGGCGAGCATTGCCTATGACCCGTGGAACGCGACGCAGCTTGCTGTGGCGCTGACCAACGAAGGCCTGCAGATGACTGAGTTCATCCAGGGCATCCGGTCCTACACGGCGCCGACGAAGGAACTGCTGGCGTGGCTGCTGTCGAACCAGATCGACCACGGTGGCAACCCGGTGCTGCGCTGGATGGCGCTGAACATGCGCGTCCAGGTGGACAAGAACGAGAATCAGATGCCGACGAAGCGGCTCAGCATAGGTCGCATTGACGGGGCAACAGCCCTGATCATGGCGATCGGCCGCGCCATGCTCGATGACCAGGCTGGGCTTGAGGGTTTCCTGGCGAACCCGATTGCGGGGTGACCGATGTGGCGATGGCTGCAGCTGAAGGCGGTCACCACGATCGCGAAGGCCCTCGGCCTGAACGATCCCCGCCTCTACCACTATTTCGGCGGTGGCCCGACCGCGAGCGGCGAGACCGTCACCATCGACTCGTCGCTGCAGATCGACACCGTGTTCGCGTGCGTCCGGCTGATCTCGCAGACCATTGCCACGCTGCCGCTGCAGCTGTTCCGCACGCTGCCCGACGGCCGCGGCGAGTTGGACAGGGACCATCGGCTCTACCCGCTGCTGCACGACCAGCCGAACGCCGACATGACGTCGGTCACGTTCCTGACGGCGATGTTCTCCTGCCTGCTGCTGTGGGGGAACGCCTATGCGCTGATCGAGCGGCGTAAGGATGGTTCGGTCGTCAGCCTGACGCCGCTGTTGCCGTCGCGGCTGCAGGTCATTCGGAACCAGGATGGCTCGCTGAAATTCCACTACTCGTGGATGAACGTCAGCGAGGACTTCACCGAGGATCAGATATTCCACCTCAAGGGCTTCTCCCTCGACGGCATCGTGGGCCTGTCGCCGGTTGCGCAGGCGCGCGAGCAGATGGGCATCGCCTGGGCAGCGGAGAAGACGGCAGCATCGTTCTTCCGCAACGGCATGCGACCCAGCATGGTGTTGACCGCGCCGAACTATCTGACCCCGGTGCAGCGCGAACGCTTCGGTGAGAGCTTTGTCGAGAAGTTCTCCGGCTCGATCAACGCCGGCAAGGTGCCGCTGGTCGAGGGAGGATGGAAGCTCGACCAGATCACTATGAACCCCGACGACGCGCAGCTGCTCGCGACGCGCGCGTTCTCCGTTGAGACGATCTGCCGTTGGTTCGGCGTGAACCCGGTCATGGTCGGGCACATGGAGAAGACGACGGCCTGGGGCACGGGCCTGGAACAGATGAACCTCTGGTTCCTGACCTACACCCTGCGGCCCTGGCTGATGGCGTTCGAGCAGGAAGTGCGGCGCACGCTGATGAGCCCGGTCGATCGGATGCTCTACTACGTCCAGTTCAACGTCGATGGCCTGCTGCGCGCGGACAGCGAGAAGCGCGCAGCCACGATGGCCTCCTACGTCAATGCCGGGATCAACACCCCGAACGAGATGCGGGCGAAGAACAACGACGCGCCGCTGCCCGGCGGCGACAAGCTGACGATGGCGGCAGGGCGCATGCCGCTCGAAACCCTCGGGCAGCAGCCCGTGGCGCCTCCGCCTGATCCAGGTCGGCAGCAGGATCAGAACGCTCCACCAGCCCGTCAGGGCGCATAGGGGACAACCAATGCTCCTGCGCGAACATTTTGCGGCTCATGCCGAGCTGAAGTTCGTCGGCGATCCGGCCCAAGGGGTCATCGAAGGGTATGGCTCGGTCTTTGGCGTGATCGACACCTACGGTGATCTGGTCGAGCCGGGCGCCTTCGACGCAACGCTCGCGGAGCACAAGGCCGCCGGCACCATGCCGTTCATGTATGCCGAGCACAGCGCCTATATGTTCGGCGGCGATCCTTTGCCGATCGGCATGTGGGACGAGATGGAGACCGACACGAAGGGCCTCCGCGTCAAAGGCCACCTGATCGCGCTCGACCATCCCCATGTGAACCGCGTCAGACAGCTCATGCAGAAGAAGGCCATGCGCGGCCTGTCGATGGCATGGGCCGGGCGCGAGGACGGAGTGAAGAAAGGCTCCAAGGCCGGCGAGCCCCGGCGCTACCTCAAGTCGGTTGACCTGTTCAGCGTGGATCCTGTGTGCGATCCGGCGAACCGTCTCGCGCAGATCGAAAGCGTGAAGTCGATGCTGCAGATGCCGAACCACCAGGCGGCCGCAGACGCGATGATGAAGGCCCACGATATGTGCGCCTCGTGCATGGGCGGCGGGGATGCGCCGACTGCCGATGAGCGCCAGCAGATCATGGGGCACATCAAGACCGCCTATAAGCACATCACCGGTAACGACATGCCCGCGACGAAGTCGAAGCCGGACACCATTCGCGAGTTGGAGCGGTCCCTGCGGGAGCTTGGATTCTCGAACTCCGAAGCGCGCTCTATCGCGGAGCGCGGGTTCAAGTCTGCCACTCCTCGGGATGAGGACGAAGCGGCTCAGAGGCTGAAGGCACTCGGCGAACTGCGCGGGGCCATCAGCGGCTTCACCCTTCCAAAACTAGGAGACTGACATGCCCGATGGTGGCGATGTTCCAACCGAAGCCGATCTGAGAAAGCTCAGCATCGACCTCAAGACCGCGACCGACGAGGTGAAGTCGTTCGCGGAGAAGGCGACGACCGAGATGAAGAATCTCGGCAAGATGAACGAAGAGACCAAGGCCGACGCCGACAAGGCGCTGACCACGATGAACGAGATCTCGGCCCGGCTGACCGAGATCGAGCAGAAGGTGTCGCGCCGAGGCAGCGGAGACAACACGCCGGACCTCAAGACCCTCGGCCAGCACATCATCGACAATGAACAGGTCAAGGCGCTCTGCGCGTCGAAGGCCGGCCAGGCGCGGGTCACCATCGAACTGAAGGATCTCTTCAGCGGCGCCAGCGTGTGGGGACCGGGCGTCTCGCCGACCAGCTCTCTGGTGATCGCCGACCGCCAGCCCATCGTGATGCCGCCGATGCGCCGGCTCGTCGTCCGCGACCTGATCACACCGGGCACCACCGCCAGCAATGCCATCGAGTACCCGGTGGAGACCTCCGATCCGCACGTCACCGCCGCGAGTGTGGTGTCCGAAGGTGCGCTGAAGCCAAAGACCGACATCGCGTTCGATCTGCGCTCGGTGCCCGTGAGGACCATCGCTCACCGCACCAAGGCGTCGCGGCAGATCATGGACGACGCGCCGCAGCTGCAGTCCTACGTGGACGGGCGGCTGCGTTACGGCCTGCAATACGTCGAGGAGAATGAGCTGCTGTACGGCGATGGCACCGGCCAGCACCTCCTGGGCATCGTGCCGCAGGCAACCGCCTATGTTGGCGCCTTCGCTCCGACCAACCCCCAGGCGATCGACGTTCTGCGGCTTGCGTCCCTGCAGGCGACGCTGGCCCTCTACCCGGCCACTGGCTACGTGCTGCATCCGACCGACTGGGCCAAGATCGAGCTGACCAAGGACGGCATGCAGCGGTATCTGGTGGGCGATCCGCAGAACCAGATCGCCAAGCGGCTGTGGACTCTACCAGTGGTCGACACGCCGGCGATGACGGTCAGCCACTTCCTCACCGGGGCGTTCCAGCTCGGCGCACAGATCTTCGACCGGCTGTCGATCGAGGTGATGATCAGCACTGAAGACGAAGATAATTTCAGTCGCAATATGATAACTATCAGAGCTGAAGAGCGGCTGGCGCTCGCGGTCTACCGTCCGCAGGCGTTCATCTACGGCACGCTGCCGTAATGGCGTTGAAGTGTGATGAGTGCGGCGTCCCGTTGATGCAGTGGGACGAGGCCACGCAGACATTCTGGCCGCCGATCTATGTCTTTTCGCGCCGAAAGGGCAGGAAACGGCGGCAAGGCATGTTCTGCAGTGAGACGTGCTGCTTATGCTGATGCAGGCCCTCAGGCCCTGGCGCAATCCAGATCACGAGGGCGACGTCTCCCCGGGCCAGATCTTCGAGGCGGGTGAACTCCGCGCGCAGGAGCTGGTCCGGGCAGGCTTGGCTATGCCCGCCCCTATCCCTGAGACGAAGAAGATCCGCGTTGTCGCCGACCCGCCGAAGCCGCGGCGCCGCGGCTGAGCCGCTGCTGATCCAGGCTTGTTGGGGGCTTGGTGACGCCATCTACATCCGGCCGGTGATCGCTGACGCAGCGCAGCAGCGGCCGATCTTCCTCGAGACGCCCTGGCCGGAACTCTACGACGACCTCCCCGTGCAGTTCGTCCGTGGGGAGAAGGGGCTGCGGCTGCAGATGCGCAATGTGTGGCGCCAGTCGGCCGCACGGTGGGTCGAACCGCCGGCCCGCATCCAGAAGGTCGCCCTCGGCTATGGTCCGATCGAGTTGGAGACGGCCAACGTATTCACGGCGATGGCCGTCAAGATGCCGATGGGTATGGCTCGACCGCCAGTGTGGAGTCTACCGGCGTTGGGTGAGTGCCCGTTCGATACAGGGGGCGCGCCGCTGGCGCTGATCCGACCGGTGATGCGTCGGTTGGAGTGGGACAACGAGGCGAGGAACCCGCTGCCGCAGTATGTGGCGGACATCGCCGGCGACCTGAAGGACCGGGGTTTCGCCGTCGTCGTGGTCTGCGACATCCAGACCGACCGCGAATTGCTGGCCTGTGGCGTGATGCCGCCGAACAACCTGGCGCTGACGCACGGCGAACTGAGCGTGAGGCAGCTCCTCGCGACCGTCCGGGACGCGGCCGTGGTGGTTGGAGGCGTGGGCTGGATCGTGCCTGCGGCCATCGCCCTCGGCACGCCGACCTTTGTGGTGCTGGGCGGCAATGGCGGCATGAACGCGCCCGAGGTGCTGATCGATCCCCGCATGAACGCGAGCCGTCTCGGCTTCGCCGTACCGGAGGACTTCTGCAGATGCATGGACATGCACCACCAGTGCAGCAAGTCGATACCCGATTTGATGGCCCAGTGGCGGCGATGGCAGCGGCGCCTCGATTCTTCGACGGCGAGGATGCTCCGAGCCGCCTGATCTGGTTCGAGCAGCACGGATTTGGCTACTACCCGGTCGATCAGGCCCGCGCGCCCTATGACGAGGCCTACTTCGCCAAATACGAGAAGATGGGCGGGACCGACATGGGCCGGGCGCTGAACATCGCTCGCGGGCGGATGGTGGAGCGCCACTGGCACGGCGATCTGGTGGACGTCGGCATTGGCTGCGGCTCGTTCGTGGACTATCGCGACAACTTCGAAACCTGGGGCTACGACATCAACCCGGCAGCCGTGGCGTGGCTGCACAAGCACGAGCTCTACTGGAACCCGCGCATCGATCCCTGCGACGCCGTCTCGATGTGGGACGTGCTGGAGCACATGCCGGACTTCCCCGAGCTGCTGGCGAACGTGCGGCGGTGGGCCTTCCTCGCCGTGCCGCTGTTCCAGACCGTCCACCATGCCCTGCAGTCGCGGCATTTCCGGCCGGATGAGCACTGCTGGTACTTCACGAAGGACGGCCTGATCGACGTGATGGACGAGCTTGGCTGGCGCCTCGTCGAGATGACCGGGATCGAGACCATGCTCGGCCGCGATCAGATCTTCAGCTTCGCGTTCGCCAGACGCTGATGGCGGAGATCCGCACGCTGCAGGTGCTGACGCCAGCGCCTGACCAGAACCTTGTCTCGCTCGATGAGGCCCGTCGCTACCTGGGCACGGATCCCAAGGACGACGCTCGGCTGAAGGATCTGATCGCCGATGGCTCGGCGGCTGTCGCGTCCTACACGCGCAGGGTTTGGCGGCAGGAGACCGTCAAGGAGACGTGGTATCGGTCCTGGTTCGACCTCTATTACTCGCAATACAACTTCGCTCCGAAGCCGCTGATTCTGGCGCGCTATCCGGTGAGCCTGGTGTCGCTGGTGACCGAGGGTGATACGGACCTGACCGACGCTGACTGGCTCGTGCAGGACGAGGCTGGCGTTCTCTACCGGCAATCGGAAACGGGGCGGCTGGAGAGTGTCGGATGGTGCGGCGACACCGTCGCGGTGACCTACACCGCCGGCTACACCCTGGAGAAAGTGCCGGACGATGTGCAGCGGGCGACGCTGACCATGTGCCGCACTCTCTCGTCCACGCGCGATCCGGCGCTGCGTTCGATCGACATCCCCGGTGTGCAGGCGGAGACCTATTGGGTCGGCCAGGTCGGGGAGAACGGCGCGCTGCCGCCTGAGGTGATCGGTCTGCTCACCCCTCACATCGACATGCGGAGCTGAGAACATGGACGGGGCGGGCTGTTACGCGCTGACGATCGACGGCGGCGACTTCGCCGTGACGGTCGCGGATGTCTATACCGGGGTCTGGGTCACTGGCCTCGACGGCATGCAGGCGATGTCCGTGTCGCTCGATTTTCGCTACGGCACCAGCGACATGGCGAGCATCCGCGCCTACGTGCAGACCTCGCTCGATGACGGAGCGACTGCATTCGACGTGGCCTGCCTCGTGTTCAACACCGTGTCGGATCGGCGGGCCTTCAACCTGAGCGGCACGAGCGCGGCCGGTATCGTCTCAGCGAGCGATGGCTTTCTGGCGGACAACACCCTGCTCAACGGCCTGCTCGGCAACCGGGTCCGTCTCAAGCTGGCGACCACCGGCACCTACCAGAACACCGTCCTCGCCGGCCGCATCAACGTGAGGTGAAGCATGGCACTCGGCGGCATCGTCCTCGGTCTGATCAACATCGCCATCGTCATCGTCATTCTGTTGCTGGTTGGCGCCATCACGAAATGGGTGCTCGCAGCGCTTGGTTGGGGGCCGCCTCCACAGGTGGAGAAGCTCTACATCGCAGTGGTGGCGCTGATCGCCCTGTACATGCTCGTGGCACTGCTGTTCGGTCTGCCTACCGTGCGTATCGTCGGCCCACTCGCCTTGCGTTGAAGGGAGACCACCATGAAGCCGGAGGACATCGAGGCCCTGAAATCGGCGGTGCAGGACGCCATCGCGATCGGCGCGCCGCCCGCAGCGATGCAGCCCATCAACGACTTCATCAACCGGGTCGCGGTGGGCGCGCCCTTGGATCCTGAACCGCCGCCGCCGCCGCCCGCCGTAACGATGCCGCAGGACGAGATCGATGCCCTGAAAGCCGCAACGGATGAAGCGGTGGCGGCAGGCGCGACGCCTGAGTCGATGCAGCCGATCAGCGATCTGCTCGACCGCGTAGAGCCGGCGCCGGCGGGTGACACGGTCACCGGCGGTGCTGGCAACGACACGGTCGCGGGTGGGACCGGCACCGACACCACCTCGGGCGGAACTGGAACCGACACCACGTCCGGGGCCACCGCCTGACAAATGGACACACAGGCGCTGGCGAATACGCTGGAACTTGGCGGGCGCTACGTCCGGCTGCGCCGGCAAACAGGTCGCGGCCTGTACATCGAGGTCAGGTGCGCTGCCCGCGTCACCAAGTGGACGCCGGAGCTTCGCCTGCAGATCGAGGCTGCAGGCGGCGTCGCGCAGGGCGACCGGGTCTGCATCATCAGCAACCGCGAGATCCTTCGCGAGAAGTGGCCTGGCCCGCCGCGGCGTGGCGATCTGGTCATTGTCGAGGGGGATGATCCCGAGAGCGGCAACACGACCATGGTTCTCGGCTGCGACAGCTCCGACGTCGATGGGATCACCACCAGGCACGACATGACCCTGCGCGGCACCTGATGCCACGCTCCTACAGCGCCAGCCAGGTCCTCTCCTGGTCGAAGACCGGCCGCCCCGCGCCGGGCGCCGAAACACCGTTCCTGTTCAGCCAGGATCAGCTCGACGCGCTCGCGAACAATGTCACGCTCGATGCCCGCGGCATGGCCGAGGATGCCGTCGTCGAAGCCCTGCAGGAACAGGTGATCCTGTCGCTGCGCGAGACCATAGCCAAGGAGTCGGCGCGCTCAGGCGGTATCCCGCCGATCCCGACGGTGGTGATCGATGGCGTGGAGGGCGCGCCTCTCACGTCGATCAAGCCGAACAGTCTCATCGTCATCGACTGGAACTACATGCCGGAGGTCTGCGCAAAGACGTTCATTGCCCTCCAGCAGCGCGCGCCACGCCGCGAGGGCAAATATGTGCAGGGCTTGCTGACCTACATCGATCGGCAGCCAGGAGAGTTGAGCGCGATCACGGCCAACACCCAGGAGGTGCGCTTCGTCGCTTCCGTGCCCTATGCGCGGCGCTTGGAGGTGGGCAAGGACAGCGAGGGCCGTCCGTGGGTCAAAGTGGTTGCCCCGCACATCGTCGAAGAGACGGCGATCGTCGCCAAACGGATGTTCGCCGACCTCGCCCTGATCTCCTACGAGTATGTCGATCTGGAGAACCCGTGGCAGCTCAGCAAGGCGGGCATGCACGCCAGGCACTTCGAGGGCGGCAAGTGGCGAGTCTCGAGCACGCCCCGCACGAAGCGCGGCCAGCTTGAAACGACGGTCCGCTACCCCGCGATCCTGATCCGCCCGTTGGAGTGACCCCATGACGAGCACCTGGGACAAGGGGAACGCCACCTGGGATCACGGTACGTCCGCCTGGGACGTGCGGCAGCCGACCTGGGACGAGGGAGCCACCGTCTGGGATGACGGCGCGACGCTGTGGGACCGTCCCGCGCGCGGCGTCTACCGGCAAATCCGCGATGCCATCGTGGAGCGCTGGAACAACGTCTGGCCGAACCAGCAGATCGAAGTCTCCTGGCGATCGAACGACGTGATCAAGGCACTGGATCCCGCCTTTGGCGGGCGCAGGGGCAACGGCACGTCGCACTTCCTTCGCAATGAGATCGACTTCGGGCGGGAGTCGGTCATCGCGTTCGGTGGCGGCGCCGGCAAGAACCAGCGCGTGCAGTATGGCAGCGTGATGCTGCGCCTGTTCACCTCGATCCTGATCGGCGACGAGGACGAGGCGCTTGATCTGATGGACGACGCGACCGCCGTCTTCCGATCTTACCGGTCGGTCGACACTGAGACCGGCAATGACCTGTCGTTCATCGGCGAAGGCAGTGGCTTCGACTGGGGGCCAGATGACCAAGGCGTCTGGTTCGTTCGCGGCGCTCTGACGGTGTTCGAGTACCGCTTCCTCGGCTGATCCACGGTTGCCCGTTTCGCCCTTGGGCAAGGCGTTCAGGAACATAGGAGCCCAGCCATGCCACTCTCGGAGGGCGTGAGCACTCGGATCGCCTACAAGGCGTATGCCTCGGGCGTCATCAACGCGAACACGCTGGACGACCCGACCACAGCACCTGGCGCCAGCGGCGGGCAAACCCTGCGGCGCGTCTCGAGCACACTCGCGCTCGCCAAGGCGACCTACCAGTCAGCGGAAGTCAGGACCGACTTCCAGATCACCGACTTCCGCCATGGCATCGCCCACGCCGAAGGCAACGTCGCCGGCGAGCTGTCTCCCTCGACCTACATGGACCTGTTCGAAGCGGTGCACCGCGACACGCGCGCGGCCGCAGTCTCGCTCGACAACACCGGTCTGACCTCGGTGGTCGCCAGCAAGGCGGCCGGGACGTTCACCTTTGCTGGTGGCGACCCGGTCGCGCTTGGGCTCAAGGTCGGTGGCATCATTCGCTTCGGCGGCACGGCATCGCTGAACGACGGCGCCAACTTCGTCATCCTGTCGTTCGGCGGCACCAGCAACCGCACTCTGACCGTGACGCCAGCGCCGCTGGCCGATATCGGAACGCCGGACGTGACCTTCACGGTCGTGCAGACCGGCAAGAGCACTATCGTCCCATCGACCGGCTTCGTGCGCCGGAAGTTCGGCTTCGAGGTCTACCACTCGGACCTCAACCTCGCCCGGCTCTACACCGAATGCCGCATGGGCAGCTATCGGATCGCGCTCCCGGCGACCGGCATGAGCACGATCGAATTCACCGTGCTGGGCAGGTCGCAATACGAGCCGGTCTCGGGCCCCTATTTCACCGCGCCGGCAGCGCCGACGGTGACGCCGGTCTTGACCAGTGTGCAGGGCGCACTGCTCCGCAACGGCGTGAAGCTGGCGGTGATCACCTCCGCTGACTTGACCATGAACCTCTCGCCCTCCGAGGCCGATGTCGTCGGACAGAACTTCCCGGCCGAGATCTTCCTCGGGCGCGCGGCGCTCACCGGCACCGTCAGTTCGTTCCTCGACAGCGCCACCCTCATCGATGACTTCGTGAACGAGAACGAACTCTCGCTGCTGCTCTACATGACCGGTTCCACGCTTCCGGCTGCGCCTGGCATGACGATCCTGATGCCGCGCGTGAAGCTTGGCTCCGCGGCCGTGAACATCACTGGCGAGAGCGGGCAGAGCGTGTCGTTCAACCTGCAGGCGTTGAAGTACGTCGGCTCCCAGGCCGGCATGCCCGCGACCACCATTCAGATCATGGACACGGAGGCCTGATCGCAAGATCCCCGGCAGGGGATGCGCTTCGCGCGCGTGAAGGAGGGGCGGCGTTCTGCCGAGCGCCGCCCCGACCCATCGGCAGGGGACAGTAATGGCAGGTAAGTTTGCGGGTCTCTCACTGGCGGAAGCGCCAGTGAAGATGACCATTCTCAACCCAACCACGGGAGAGCCACTGAAGCGGCGCGACGGCGAGGAGTGCTGGATCGAAGGCTTTGCGTCGCAGAGCAAGCGAGGCCAGGAGATCGACCGCGAGCAGACCACCAAGGCCCTGCGCCGCCGTGTGCCCCGCATGTCGGCGCGCGATCTCGATGAGGGTGTGGCCGAGAAGCTGGGCAAGCTGACGACCGGCTGGAGCCTCGCCTTGCTCGACGGCACGCCGATCGATGAGCCGTGGTCGCCCGAGAACGCGATCGAGCTGTTCACCGATACGAAGTGGCTGCGCGACCAGTGGGCAAGCTGGGTAAACGACCTGGGAAACTTCCAACCGAGTCCGTCTCCTACCTCGTAGAGTTCGCGGAGAACGAGTTCAGGCTGGCGCGCCCACTGCCCAACGGCCAGGGCACCTACCGTGATGAGCTTGAGAGCTTCGCGCGTCAGACCGGACGGACTCCTTTCGAATTGCGCGGCCATGAGATGCCGCTTGAGCTGGCGCATGTTTGGGGCTGGTTCCGCGAACTGAGCGCGGTGCGTGGATCGAATGGCTGGGGACCCAACCCCATCAGCTACCGCGAGATCGAGGCCTGGGCTGGTCTGACCGGCGCGCTCATCACGGCGCCCGAGGTGCAGCTGATCATGCAGCTCGACGGTCTCTACATCGCTGCCGTCGAGGAAGCGATGGAGCAGAAGCGGGTCTGGATCAACCAGCAGCGCCAACAGCCGGGGAGGTAGCGCGTGGACGTCACGAAGCGCACGACCATCCAGGCAGGCTTGGACCCGTCGAATTTCGAGGCGGGTGCACAGAAGATCGCCGCGACCATGACGCAGAGCGCGCAGGCGATCCAGCGTGCTCTGCTCGGATCGTCGGCAGCCTTCGACTCGATGAAGGCCAAGCTGATTGAGGGCCAGAAGGAGGCGATGGCCTTCGCCACAGCGTACATGACGATCATGCGGGCCGTGGCGGACGGCCGCGATAAGCTGGGCCAGTCCGCCAGCATGATCGACACCCTGGTTAAGCAGTTCAACCTGGTCGGCCCGGCGGCGAACGCTGCCAAGCAGGCGGTGATGGGGATGGCCGATGCCACGGCCAACACGGCGTCACGTCTCAAGGCCACGCAGGATCTGCTGACGGTGTTCCAGGAACGGGATCCTGGTGGTGGCGGGAGTGGTGGAGGTGCCGTCGGCAGCCTCAACCGAAGCCTCTCGCAGCTGACGAACTCCTCGGGCCAGTCGCAATTTGCTATGCGGCAGTTGGGCGTCCAAGCGATCCAGACCTTCCAGGGGTTCGCCACCGGCCAGCCCATAATGATGACGCTGATCCAGCAGGGCCATCAGGTCGCGGACGTGATGATCGCGTCCGGCACGTCGTTCAAAGAGCTTGGTGAATCGGTAGTAGGGTTCCTTCGCCTGATCCCGGGATGGGCCATCTTCCTCGGCATTCTCGGGGGCATCGCCTCCGTGCTCGCGCTGATCGCGGTGAATGCCGAGAAAGCCGAACGCCAGACGCTCCAGCTGCAGAACTCAGTCAATGCGGCACGTCCAGGACAGGGCGAGAGCGGCGCCGCGCAGGCTGAACAGGCCGCTCGCCAACTGGCAGCTACGACGGAGCTTGGGCGTCAGGAAGCTCTCACCGCAGCATCCGTCATTGTGACCAACCGCGCCTGGCAAGGGAACGTCGAACAACTGAAGGCCGTGATCGTCGTCGCCGAGAACATGCGCCGGTCACTCGGGAGCGACCTGCAGACCGAGATCAAGAAGCTCTCCGACGCCATGCAGGACCCGGGCAAGGCTGCGGATGAGGCGTCGAAGCGTTTCGGCGTGTTCACCTCCGACGTCGTCAAGCACATCCATGACCTGCAGCAGAGCGGCGATCTGCCGGGGGCGTTCAAGCTGTTCTTCCAGACGATGGATGTCGGCACGAAGAACGCGCAGAACAACCTCACCGCTCTGGAGAAGGCCTGGCGCGACTTCAACGAACTAGCGACCGGCGATTCCACCAAGAGCGCGTGGCGGTCGCTGGGTGAGACTATCAACGGCGTGCTGGCCGCCATCCTCAACAAGATCAACGAGGACATCGAGCAGCTGCGCGAGCTGACCCATCCGACAGCGATGTGGCAGGCGGAGCAGATGAAGGCGTCCGGAGCGCAGGAAACCGTGGTCAGCACTGCGGGTGCGCTCGGCATCATGCAGTTGATGCCTGGCACGGCGAAGGACATGGGCGTCAACCCGTATATCCCGGAGGAGAATGTTCAAGGCGGGCTGAAGTACATCCAGAAGCTGGCGCAACAGTTCGAGCATTTTCCTGGCGGGGTCGAAGCTGGCGTTGCGCGGGCCTACAATGTCGGACCCGGCCGCAACCTCATGGGCGGTGCGGCAACCTCGTATCTTGAAAAGGTGCAGGGAGCCAATATCGGTAATCTTCCCACTGATGTCTCGGGGATGATCGAGTTCTGGGGCCAGAAGCTCGGTTTGCCTCCGAACCTGATCGAACTCGGCAAGCGGATAGCGGTCGTTGAGCACGGTTGGGAAGGCAAGATGGTTGTCCAACCGCCCGCCGCCGCCGCTGCGGCCACAGTTGCCAGCGCGGGCGGCGGTGTAGGCGATCCCGATCTGCTACGGCGCCAGCAGGAGGCCAGCAAGAGCGCTCTGGAAGCAAGGCAGGCCGAGAACGCGCGCCAGCAGCTGGCCCAGCAGCAGGCGATCGACCAACAGACCGCTCGCTTGCAGCAGGCGGAAATGACCGCCGATCCGGAAGCAATCAAGCGCGAGACGCAGGCGCTCACCGAACTCCAGCGGCACATGATCGACCTACGGAGCGAGCAGAACCGGCTGCTGACCGATCAGCAGAAGCTCGCGCAGTCCGCGACCGATGCGACCAGGCCTCTCACGGCCCAGGCCGGTGCCGCGCGCACGCTGGCTGAGGTGGAGAACCAGTTCCGCACCGCGGCCCGCGACACCAACGCAGGCATCGTCGAACAGGCAGCGCTGTCCGAGGCGCTGCGGGCGAAGCAGGTGCAAATGACGCAGCAGCGCCACGACGAGATCACCGCGCTCGACGATCAAACCCGCGCCCAGAACGCCCAGAACACCATGATCGAGATCGGCGGACAGGCCGCCGAGCACGCTGCGAACTTCGAGAAGGCTGTTATCGAGGCAAAGAAGACCGCCGTGCCCGGCACGCACGAATACGCTGTTGCCGTGACCGAGCTGACCGAAGCCTACGACCGGAATACCCAGGCCAAGCGCGACAACCTGGCTGCCAGCGACATCCATCAGGCAAACCAGCAGCTCGAGTTTCTCCAGAAGGAAGCCGAACTGGTCAACGCTTCAACGACGGCGCGCGAGAAGGAGCTGGCGATCCTGCGCGAACGGCAGAAGTTCGGTCTTGCTCCGGGTGCCGTGGCCGACGCGGAACAGCAGCGCGCCATCGATAAGCAGGGCGACGTCGCACAGAAGAAGGTCGAGAACGACGACCTCAAGGCGTCTTACAACGAGCTAGCCAACTCGGTGAGCCAGAGCTTCGACACCATCGGTAGCTCGATGGCCGATGCGTTCCTGCAAGGCAAGGATGCCGCCGTCAGCTTCCAGAGCGTGATGAAGACGGTCGTGCAGCAGATCATCCAGGAAGTCATCAAGCTGTCGATCATCAACCCGATCCTGAACAGCTTGTTTCCTGGCTCCGGCACGCGGCCGACCATGAGCAGCGTGGCCGATGCACTCAGCCAGGGCGGCGGTGGCGGCATCTTCAGCGCGATCAAGAACAGCAGCGGGTTCCTCGGGACCCTGTTCGGTGGCACGGGGCTCGGTCCTGGCCTGCAAACCGCTGGCGATGCCGCAGCGCTGCTCGGCCTGGCCAGAGGCGGCGTCGTGCCCAGCTTTGCCGGTCTGGCCGGACTGCCGGGGATCGGCAACTTCTCCAACATGATCGTCAACCAGCCGACGCTGTTCCGTGCCTACGCGCAGGGCGGCGTCATGGGCGAGGCCGGTCCCGAGGCGGTCATGCCCCTGGTGCGGGGACCGAATGGCGCGCTGGGCGTGCGAGGCTCTGGCGGCGGCACGGCGGTGGTCATCAACACCCCGATCACCATCCAGGGGAATGCGACGGGCGCAGGCGGCAAGCTGGATCCGCAGGCACTCGCAGCCCTGCAGAAGCAGATCGAGGGCGCGGTCAAGGATGCCGCACGCCGCACGATCGTCGATGAGAAGCGCCCCGGCGGCGATCTGTTCGGGGGGTAGCGGGTGGACACCCTGGTCGTGCCGATGTCGCCGCTCACCACATCGTCCGGCGCCACCGAGAAGCCGCGCATCCTCAACAACCACTTCCACGGCGACACCTCGTTCGACCTCCCGGACGGCATCAACGTCACGCTGATGAACTACCAGGCGACGTGGCAGCTGCATCCGTCCGATGCAGATACGCTGCTCGCCTTCCTGCGCGCGCACCTCGCCATCTGGTTCTTCTGGACGATGCCTCGCGAGACCAGCCCGCGCATCTGGGAGGCCACGGAGTGGTCGCGCACCTCCGACTATGACTTCGACATGATCAACGTAAGTTTCGAGGAGCGCCTGCGCCCATGAGCGACACGGTCCTGCGCATGGCCCAGGAACTCGACCCAGATCCGGTGGTCGAACTCTGGGAACTCGACACCACGGCCCTCACGAACATCTACGGCGAGCAGGGCACCGGCAATATCTACCGGTGGACGCCTGGCGTCTTGAACTACCGCGACGATGGCGTGCTGAGCGCCGGATCGACCACGACGCTGCTGGTGCTCGACAAGCAGATCAACCTGAGGAACAGCGCGCTCGCCTATCAGGCGCAGGCAGCCAACACCGACGGCAGCTTCAACCCATGGATCGCCGTCTCAGGCTTCGGCACCGCGGTCGTCGGCGGCAACACGGTCACCACGGTCGGACTCGCCTCGGCCATGCCCTACGTGCCGCAGGCGGGAGCGGCCTATCTGCTGGAGAGCCACGGCAGCGTGCTGTTTGGCGGTGTCGAATATGTCCCGGCACCGATCGAGCTGACCGGGCACGAGTGGAGCGGCCAGGGCAAGCTCCCGCGCCCCAAGCTCCGCGTCAGCAACCTCGGAGGCCTCGCCGCGGCCCTGGTGATCCAGTACGGCGACATCGTCGGTGCGCAGGTCAAGCGGCTGCAGACCTTCCGAAGCTGCCTCGATGGCGAGCCCAACGCTGATTCCAGTGCGCTCTTCGAGCCGGACATCTTCGTGGTGGACCGGAAGTCAGCCCACAACAAGCACGTCATAGAGTTCGAACTGGCCGCAGGCCTCGACCAGCAGGGCATCGCGCTGCCGAAGCGGATCGTGCTGCGCAACCACTGCGATCACACCTACCGGCAGTGGAGCACGGTTGGTGGCGGGCATTTCGTGTATGGGACCTGTCCCTACGTCGGAGGGCTGTTCTTCCAGGGCGACGGATCCGCGACCACTGATCCCAGCAAGGACCTGTGCGGCAAGCGCGAGCATGACTGCCTGTTCCGGTTCGGCAACTCGCTGCTGCCCAACTACGGCAACCCGCTGCTGCCGATCCGCTCCTTCCCTGGTGTCGCCGAGGTCGCCAACTGATGTTCGGGGACGCGGTGGAGACGGCAATCCGCATCCACGCGATGCACGAATACCCGCGCGAGGCGTGTGGCGTGGTCACCGCCGGTGGCTACGAGCCGCTGGAGAATGTCGCGGTCGATCCCGAAGAGAGCTTCGACTGCACCGAGCAGCTGCAGGCCTACCTCGAGGCCGGCACCGCCCTGGCGCTGGTCCACTCCCACCCGGACGGCCCGCGCGCGCCTTCGGCTGGCGACATGCGGCGCCAGATCAGCATGGACATTCCGTGGGGCATCGTGACCTGCACGCACGACAGCGCAGATCCGGCGTTCTACTGGTCCGACAGCCTCGCTCCACCACCCCTGATCGGACGGGGCTTCCGGTGGGGTCCCTCTGGCACCGATGGTTGCGGCGACTGCGCGGCCTTGGTGCGCGACTACTACTGGATGGAGCGCTCGATCCGCCTGCCGGAGTTCGCGCGCGAGGACGGCTACTGGCGCGTCCCCGGCGTGTCCTACCGCGACAACCTGATCACCTCGGGCTTCCAGTCCACCGATCGGACGCAGCCGGAGATCGGCGATGTGTTCCTTGCTGCGGTCCGGTCCGAGCAGCCCAACCATGCCGGCATCTACGTCGGCGAGGGCAAGATCCTGCACCACCTGCAGGAGCGCCTATCGGTCGAGACCCCTGTGGTGATCTGGCTGCGCTTCATGACCGACTGGATGCGCTACCGTGCTTGATGCGGTCGGCTTCCCGGTCCACCTGATCGACCGTACCGCCCGCGTGGTGCTGCACGGCAAGCTCCGGCGCAAGTTCGGCCCTGAACTGACGGTCGGTGCCTCGACGCCGGCGAATGCGATCGCCGCGCTGTGCCGCCTGAAGCCCGGCTTCCGTGCCATGTTGGAAGAGGGCGACTACCGCGTCATCCGCGGCGATGCGAAGCGTGGCATGCAGCTCGACCTGCGCGGCATCCACCTGAAACTGCCGCCATCCGGCGAGATGCACCTCTTCCCGGTCGCCAAAGGGGCCAAGCGCGGCGGTGCGGGCAAGATCATCATCGGCGTTCTGCTGGTCGTGGCGGCCGTCGTGTTCCCGGCGACGCTTGCCGGTCTCGGCTTTGCCACCTCTGCTATGTTCGGCATTACGGTTGCCACGACGCCCTTGATGTTCGGCGCCTCGCTGATCCTGGGCGGCATCACGATGATGATGTCGCCACAGCCCAAGGGCACGACCTCTCCGCAGGAGAGCAACACCCAATCGTTCCTGCTCGGCGGCCAGCTGAACGTGCAGCAGCAGGGCGTGCCGGTGCCGGTGCAGTACGGCCGGATCATGGTCGGCAGCGTGGTGATCAGCGTCGGCTACGAGGCAGTCGCGCTGCAAGGCGACGTGTTCAACCCGCAGATCTATTGGAACACTAAGCCCCACGTCTACCCGAACACCCTGCGCAGCAAGGCGGTTGTCCGCATCATCGACATGCTGGGCGAAGGTCCGATCCAGGGCCTCGTCAATGGCGCCAAGTCGATCTTCTTCGATGGCACGCCGTTGCAAGCACCCGACGGCTCGATGAACTTCAACGGCGTCACCTGGGAGATCCGCTACGGCTACCCCGACCAGGACTTCGTGGCGGGCTACTCGTCCTCGGAGGAGACCACCAACGTCGGTGTGCAGGTCACCCAGCGCCTTGGCCCGGTGACGCAGACGATCCGCAGCGCAACCGCCACTGCAGCACGGGTCACGCTGAAGATCCCGATCCTGATGCAGACCATCCCATCGACCGGAGACATCTACCCCTACTTCGTGCAGTTCTCGATCGATGCCCGGCCGTCCAAGGAAGGCAGCGGCGGCTTCGTCGGCGACTGGGTCAACATCGGCCGCTACGACATCACCGGCAAAAACACCGCACCCTACCAGGTCTCCTATCGCTTCGACCTGCCCCGCCTGAGTGACGGCGCGAACACCTGGGACATCCGCGTCACTCGCAACAACCCGGACTCGACCGACCTCAACATCCAGAACGACCTCTTCTTCGATCTGGTCACCGCGATCGACGATCACCGGCTGCAATACCCTGACACCGCCTACGTCGCGCTGACCTTCGATGCCGAGGCCTTCGGCTCGCAGATCCCGACCCGGACGTATGAGATCTACGGCCGCCTGGTGCAGGTTCCGGCGAACTACGATCCGGTGAACCGCACCTATGCCAGCAGCGGACCGGGCACCGTCGGCGGCACCTGGGACACGGTCAGCTTCAAGAACGCGGTGACATCGAACCCGGCCTGGGCGCTCTACGACATGCTGAGCCACACCCGCTACGGCTGCGGCATCCCGGGCAATTCGATGGAGGTGACCAAGGCCGACCTCTACGTGATCAGCCAGTACTGCGATCAGCTGGTGCCAGATGGCTTCGGTGGCAGCGAGCCGCGCTACACCACCAACGCGAACATCAGCGACCAGGCCGAGGCCTACAGCGTCCTGCAGACGATGGTCTCCGCTTTCCGCGGCATGACGTACTGGGGCGCTGGTCAGGTGGTCGTCACGAACGACATGCCGAAGAACCCGGTCAAGCTGGTGAACCAGGCGAATGTCATCGACGGGGACTTCAACTACGAAGGCACATCGCTGAAGACCCGCCACAACGTCATCCGCGTCGCGTGGCGGGACCCGTCGAACAAGTATCAGGTGACCACCGAGACGGTAGAGCAAACCGACGATGTGGCGCGGCGCGGCGTGATCTCTGGCGACCTCACCGCCTGGGGCTGCACCTCGCGCTCGCTCGCGCACCGGCTGGGCAAATGGCAGATCTACTCGGAGACGCAGCAGACCGAGACGGTGAACTACGACGCCTCGCTCGACCACATGAGCCTGCGTCCGGGCGACGTGTTCCAACAGCACGATCCGGCCTATTTCGGGCTGCGCTATGGCGGCCGGTTGCAGCAGGAATCGACGCAAAGCGTGCTGCATCTCGACAGCAAGGTGGACATCTCGGTCGGCTCCTCGTTCATCCTCACTGTGCTGATGCCGAACAGCACCGTGGCGAGCGCCACCTTGTATCAGCCGCAGTTCATCGATGCGGGCGACCACTCGATCATCAATCTGGCGGCGCCCCTGCCGCAGCAGCCGACCGCGAACGCCGAGTGGATCCTGGTCGACAACACCACCTCGCCGCGGATGTTCCAAGTTGTCGCGGTGGCGCAGGCGGAACAGGCCCGGTTTCAGGTGACGGCGGTCGAGTACAACTCCGCCAAGTTCGACTTCGTCGAGAAGGACATCCTGTTCCCGCCGCAGATCTTCTCGCATCTGCCGGAACTGCTCGATGCCGCGATCAGCCCGCCCTTCAACGTGTCGGCACGCGACTACATGACCGGGGTGGGTGCGACGCAGATCATCCGCGTCACCGTCTCCTGGCAGCCGCCCGCCGATCCGCGCGTGTCGTTCTTCCAAGTGCTGGTGCAGGCCGCGGACACCTACAACGTCATCCAGGCGGACGGTGTGGGCCTCGACATCGATGGGCTGACGCCAGACCACTACGTGTTCTCGGTGCGCTCCGTCTCCGCCTTCGGAGGGGTGTCGATCTGGGTCTCCGCCGATGCGGTGCTGGTCGATGGCAAGGTCGATCCGCCCCCTGCCCCGCTGGGGCTGACGGCGGTTGGCGGCACGCGCCGCATCTTCTTGAACTGGCAGAACTCTCCGCGCCGCGACATCAAGTACACCGAGATCCAGCGCGCGCCGGGTGGCTCGCCCAACAGCTTCTCGACCATCGCCTTTGCCAAGGGCACCGCCTTCGTCGATGCCGCCTCCGACGTGCTCTTCCCCGACACGACCTGGTGGTATCGCGTCCGCGACATCGCGCTGACCGACGTCGCCGGCGACTACTCCGCGCAAGTCTCGGCCAAGACGACGCTGCTCGTCGCGGACGATCTCGAGGACGGGATCATCGACACCGCGAAGTTCGCGGAGACGATCAAGCCGGTGCTGCTGATCACTGACCTCTCCGCGCCTGGGCAGGAAGGCGACATCGCGTTCAACGAGGCGGACAGCCAGCTCTACATGTACACCAACGGCCAGTGGGTGCCGTTCATCGACTTCGCGAGCATCAACGGCCAGATCACCAGCGCGCAGATCGCCTCCCTGGAGGCGATCAAGATCACCGGGCAGATCACCGAGACGCAGATTACCGACAGCGCGATCTCCACCCCGAAGCTCGCGGCGGCCGCGGTGCTGGCGGGCAACATCGCGGCCGGCGCGGTGCAGACCCTGCAGCTGTCATCCTCTGCCGTGACGGCGGACAAGATCGCCGCCAACTCGGTCACCAGCGATCATCTGACGGCGCAGTCTGTGATCGCCGGCAAGGTCGCGGCTGGAGCGATCCGGGCCACCGAGATCGCGGCCGGCGAGATCCGCACCACGCACCTTGCGACCGACTTTCAGCTTACCCGCAGCGCGCAGATCGGCACAGCCGTCATCGGACATGCCCAGATTGGCGAGCTAGAGGTTGGGACCAACAACATCGCCTTCAATGCGGTATCGAGCATGCAGGCCGCAACCTTCGACAGCGGCAGTGGCAACCAGATCTTCATCAGCACCGACGGCTCTCCAGTGCTGGTTTTCGGCTCGCTCACGGTGGGCATTCCCGGCAACGTGCAGTGGGTCGAGCGCAACGGCACGCAGCTCAATTCGATGAATTTCGACTATTCCACGTCTTCCGGCGGAGGCGTCGTCAACAACCCCATCATACCGTTCACCCTGATCGACTATCCCGGCAGCGGCACGTTTGGTTACCGCCTGACACAGGCGCGAGGCGCTGCGCAGGGCACCTACACCATCGTTGCGATCTGCCTGAAGCGATAGCTCCCGAGGGGAGACACATGGCCTCAAACATCGATGTCACGCTGCCGGTTGCGCGCCATCCGAGCACTGTCACGGAGCGCGCAAACTGGCAGGCGGCGCACGACGAGATCACTGCGCTGCAAGAGGGTATAGCCGGAATCGGCACACCCGAGGGGATCACCGAGGCGCTGGGTTACGTGCCCTACGATGCGACGAACCCAGCCCACTATCAGACCGATCAGCAGGTCGCCGCCGAACTCGAAGCCCTGCTTGGCATGAACGTGCCTCTGATGGACGGCCCCGCGGCGATCGGCGTCTCCGAGCGCTATGCGCGGGAAGATCACGTCCATCCCTCCGACACCTCGCTCTATCCTGCCAGCAACCCCTCGGGCTTCCAGAACAGCACTCAGGTCACCACGGCCCTCACCGGCTATGCGGTTCCCTTGACCCAGCGTGGCGTTGCGGGCGGCGTCGCAACGCTCGATGGCACGGCGCGGGTGCCGGCATCGCAGCTGCCGAACACCTCCGGCTCGCTGAACTATCGCGGCGGCTGGAATGCGTCCTCGAACAGCCCGGCTCTGTCGTCCGGCGCCCTGGTCGGCGGCGTGCTGGCCCCGAAGGGCGACTACTTCGTGGTCACGGTGGGTGCCACCATCACGGCGATCGATGGCGTCACGGTCGTCGCCGCGGGCGATTGGATGCTCAGCAACGGCGTGACCTGGGAGCGCGTGCAGGCGACCGCGACGCCCTACCTCCCGCTCGCAGGTGGGCAGTTGACCGGACCGGTCTCCGTCATGGGTGCGGTGACCTATGGCGCTGCCGATTTGCGCAACCCGAATATCGCCCTCGGATTCGCCGATGCGTCGGGAGCGATCAGCACGATTGTCGCGCCCGATGGCACATGGCGCTTCCCGTCGATGTTCGCGGCGGCCGCGACCATCACATCGCTGACCCTGACGACCGCGCCTACATTCCCCGCGCTGACCGTCACGGGCGCGGCGACGTTGGGCAGCGTTGCTACGGCCGCGCTCAGCGCGACCGGCGGCGACAGCACGCTCGACATCTTCCGTATCAAAGGCGCCTTGGTCGAGTTCACCGATCCGCGCAACCCCACCGTCGGGCTGGGCTTCGCCGACGCAGTAGGCGCGCTCTCCGCGTTGATGTCGCCTGATGGCTCCTGGCAGTTCGGCAAAGCGCGCATCGTCAACGCCACGCTCGACAACCTCGTCTTCACGCAGCCGCTGACCGTGCCGGGCACTGTGATCGGCAACGCCACCACGGTGCCCTCCGACAGCCGCAATCGCTACACCGAAGCCTTCACCGACGGCACCGACCAGGGTTCGGTGATGATCACCCAGACGGGCGCTCTCGCGGCCAATCTCGCGTCGGGCTACATCACCAAGCACCTGCAATCGCGCGTCGAACGCAGCCACATCATCACACAGGGGCCGATCTCGCACAGCGAAAGCGCCAACGTGGCCGGCGTGGCGAACACAACCCACCATCTGTGCTGCACTCTGGACACGGTCGGCTTCGAGGCGATCCGTCTCGTCATTCCCAGCATGGGCCTGACAGCGGGCGGTGTGCTGACGGCCTGCGTCGCGGTCAGCGCCAATCCAGCCAACAAGCTCAACCCGGTCGATGCCTCGGGCAATCCGGTAGCCTGGAAGCCGGTCACGTTCATCAGCGCGGGCGCGGACGTCGCATGGGAGGATCAGCCCTACGGCAGCATCCAGCTCACCACAACCAACGTCTATACGCCGCAGGGCAGCACCACGCTGATCTTCACCAGCAGCCCCATCGTGGCCGGCGTCACGCCGGGCATGGTCTGCTACATCCCTACCAACGGCACGGCGTCTGGCATCTACCTCGCGGACCATTGGGCGCGGGTGGTCAGTGTGACCGACACTCAGGTGACGCTGTCGAAGCCGATCCAGAACGGCTGGAACATGGGCGGCACCGGCAACCACGGCCTGCCGGTGTCCTGGCCGGTGTTCTTCTCGCCCGAGAAGCTGACCGTGCCGGCCTGGCCCGGCAACGGCAGCGGCTCGCAGGTCAAGCTGCTGGTCTCCGATTGGGTCTCGATCTCATCGCTCTCGCGCAGCGACAACGGGCGCTGGCCGGTGCTGATGGTGCGCATCTATGGGGCCAATGCCGGCTACACCACGCTGGTCACCACGCTGTCGCAGACTGACTGGAACGGCTACGCGCGGGATCGCGTCTGGAAGTGCTACACGCAGACCGGCGATTTTGTCAGCGACGGCACGCAGTCCGGTTTCACCAACACCACCGACAACGGCACGATGGCGCTCGGCTGGGTGCAGTTCTATTCGCGCACGCGCGGCGCCACCATCATGTTCTCGGGCGATTCAATCACCCAGGGCATCAACGCCGGCTCGATCAACGGTCTCGGGTGCGTGCAGCTCACCGCCTTGCAGCTCTCGACGCCCTCCGTGCCGCTCACGGCGGTCGGTATGGTGAATGGTTGGAACGGCTGCGGTCTCGGCCAGGGCATCTGGGCCTCTTCGATCGACCATGTGGACATCTTCAAGCCGCAGATCCTCGCCCAATGCACCTGGAGCCGGAATGGCGAGTTCAACGTGCCGCCGGCCGGTGCGCCGCCTTACTCGCAGCCATCAGCCGACTGGTACTTCCAGCAGACCCTGCGCATCGCGCACAAGGCGATGCGTCGGTATCGGACCCAGGTGCTCTACTTCCCGATGGGGCCGTCCGACGCGGTTGAGATGAGCGCAGCGACCGAGCAGGTCCGCTTGACTGGCACGGTGCGGGCGCGGCAGGCCAACCAGTCCGGTGAGATGCTGATCGATCAGGATCTCTTTCTCGGCACCGGCAGCACGCCGGTCAATGACACCTACTATCAAGGTCTGCATCCGCCTTCGATCGCACAGATGATCCTGTCGCTCGACATCGCGCGACAACTGAAGCACGCGCTGGGGCTCTGACATGCAAGGTCTTGTCACCAAGGTGTCGGGCGCGGCCTATCGCGCGGCCAACATCGCCATCCCTCCGTTGCCGGTGCTGTCGGTGCCGACGACGCTCTGGGCCTATCTCGGCACTGATCTGGCCAGCAGCCAGAACATGATCCCGGGCGCGCCGCCGATCACCGCGGTCGGCAGCCCGGCCTTCCTGCCGAATGGGAACTTCATCAGCGTCGGCCCCACCACCTCGACGCTGCATGGCGCGGGCTATCTGGACACCGGGGTTCCCGACGACAGCCAGAGCTTCACGCTGGTTGCAGTCTGCCGGGCGAATGGCACGTCGGGCAGCATGATCCCGTTGGGCAACAACGATCCCGCCGGCTCTGGGTTCGGCATCAGTTGGCAGTTGCAGACCGCCGCCGCGCCAGGCTGCGTGTGCTCGATCAACGGTCCGGCCATCAACCTGAAACTGCCTGCGGTGTCCGCCGCCGAGCAGACGTTCTTCAAGACCTACCTCGTCTCCTACGACGATCCGACCTTCACCATGGACATCTACAACCTGACCGATGGCACCACGGTCCGACAGGTCGGCAGTTCGTTCGCGCGAAGCAGATCGGCCACCGGCACCTTCCTGATCGGCTGGAACCAGCGCTTCACCACGGGCGTCGCCAATCCGGCCGATGTGGCGATGGTCGGCAAGATCAGCGGCAGCGTGACCGCCGCTCAGGCGCAGGCGATCGGCGCCAACATCCGCGCCACCGAGGCGCTGACAGGAATGATGGTATGACCGGACTGATCGAACAGCTGACCGGCGCCTCGTTCAGCGCGGGCAACATCCTGATTCCACCGCTGCCGGCGGTGACAGGCGTCACGGCCCTCTGGTGCTACCCAGGGACCGATCTCGCGCATAGCCAGAACCTGATGGGTGCGCCGGCGATCACCCAGCTCGGCTCGCCGACATATCAGCCGGCCTATGTCAGTTGCACGCCCGGCGCGACACCGAACGCGCTCGATACCGGCATCCTCGACGATGCATCCGGTCGCAGTTTCTCGCTGTTGTTTGCAGCCCGGCACACCGGGGCGCTTGATGCGCAGGCCAGCGTGCCGATGAACAACAACGACGCCGGCACCCTGTTCGGCATCTCGACCTCGCTGCTCGGGAGCGGATCGATCACCTGTGGCGTCAACGGTCCGTCGATCAACCTCACTCTGCCGGTCGTCGGCGTGCAGAACTGGCATCTCTACGGCGTGGCGTACAACGATGCCTCGCCCCGCACGATGTTCCTGTTCAACCTGACCGAAGGCACGCAGACCTCTGGCAGCAACGTCGATGCCGGTCGCGCGCTCTCGGCAGCAGGACACATGATCATCGGCGCCAGCCCCCGCACCGCCATCGGCGCGCGCACCTGCGACATCGGCTTTGCCGGCTGGATCAAAGGGCAGGTGCTTACCTACGCGCAGGCCCAGCAGTTCGCGCCGAACATCCGAGCGAACTGCGCACTCCGCGGTCTCATCGTTCCATAAAGGAGGCTGCGCATGGGCTCGCAGATCGACATCAAGGTTCCCGTCTTCGGAGACCCGAAGACCGAGGACGTGCGCAGGAACTTCGAGATCGCGGCCTCCGAGATCACGAAGCTGCAGGAGGGCATGAGCGGCATCAACACACCCAATGGGGTGATCGATGCGCTCGGCTACACGCCCTATGACGCTGTCAACCCGGAGGACTACCAGACCGATCAGCAGGTCACCGACGAACTGAACGCACGCCTCTCGACTGCATTGCCGCCGCAAGACGGCCTCGCCTCGGCTGGCACCGGCACGCACTACGCCCGCGAAGATCATGTCCATCCGACTGATCTCTCCCGGTACGCTGCCAACAACCCGGCGCACTTCCAGAGCGACACTGACGTAGCGGCATCGCTGGCAGCACTGCTGGGCACGGCGCTGCCTCTGCAGGACGGCACGGCCGCCGTTGGTACTGGGACCCGGTATTCCCGCGAGGACCATGTTCACCCGACCGACACCTCGCGCTACGCCGCGTCGAACCCGGCCAACTACCAGACCGATCAGCAGGTCGGCGGCGCGATCTCCTCGGCGCTGGCTCTCTACATACCACAGTCACAGATCGGCGCGGTCAGCGGCGTCGCAGCCCTCGATGCGTCAGGCAAGGTGCCGAGCACCCAACTGCCCAGCGCCGCGACCGGCGTGCTGAACTACAAGGGCGGCTGGGATCCTGTTCTGAACCAACCGGCACTGTCGAGCGGAGCCCATATCGGCGCCGGGGTGGCGCCGAACCGCGACTACTATCTGGCCACCCGCGCGCAGGCGACTCTCAGCCCGGCGATCGACACCATCAGCACGATCAATGCCGGCGACTGGATGGTGTCGAACGGAACCACCTGGGAGCGTCTGCAGAACGGCACCACACCGTATGTGCCTCTGGCGGGTGGTGTGATGACCGGGGGTCTCACGGCCCCCTCCTTCGCCATCGCCAGCACCGATACCTGGTCGGCCGCCTCCGCGCTCGAACCCGACTTCGCCTGGACGCTGCGTGGTCAGGCCGGCAACATCCCGGTCGGCCTCGATGTCATCGGCAACTTCGTCGTCGCGTCCCTGATTGCCTACAACGCGCAGGTCACGCTGGCGGCAGATCCGACCACTCCCCTCGCGGCAGTGACCAAGCAGTACAGTGATGCGAACGTCGCGTCGCTGATCAGCAATTCCCTCCCCGTCATGGCGGGCGCGGCGTCGGCGGGCGTGGGCACGACGCTCTCTCGCTACGATCATCGCCATCCGGTCGATACATCGCGCGCCGCGGCCGATGCCGCGTCCATCACGACCTCGCTGACCGTCGCCACCACAGGCGAGGTCTGGCAGCCGTCGATGATCCCAGACTGGATCTGGACGATCACAGGCGCCGACGGCTCTATCCCGGTCGCGGTCGATTACACCGGCCTCATGCTGGCGGCAGCGATCAACGTCGGCACCCTCACCGTCGGGACGTTCAACTACACGGGCCCGTTCTCGACGAGCCTGCTGACGGCGACCTCGATCAACGTCCTGGGCGACGTGCAGGACGATGCCGGGATGATCCCCGATCTGGTCGGCACGGTGCGCGGCGCGAATGGCAACGTGGTGTTCGGCTTCGATGCTGTGACCGGCGAGACCCAGGCGGCGTCGATTAATGCCGGCGCACTGAAGGTGAATGGTCAGGCGATCAGCGGTGGTGGCGCCTCGACGCTGACCGACACGCTGGATGTGCGCGATCCGGCCTATGGCGGCCAAGGCACGGCGCTGCGCAACTGGGGCCGCGTCACGACCTCAGGCAGCACACTGACCCTAGTGAACTTCCACGGCAGCGTGACGCTCACCGCCACCAACGACGCGACCACATGGCAGCTTACGATCGCCAACCAGCGTTGGGATGGCTGGGCGTTCCAGCCCTGGCACGACGGCAAGCTCTGCTACATCGAGTCCGATGATGGGACGTTCAAGCTGCTGGCATCGGTGAAGCAGCACCTCGATGGCTCGAACATCCTCCTGACCGCGCCATCGTCCACACTGCCGCAGGCCGGCATCACCGCCAGTGTCACCGCACCTGCCTTCGACCCGTCGATGTCGTTGTCACCGGTCACCAAATACATCTGCGTCGATGGCATGGGGAAAGAGGGCTGGTGGAGCTACGACCCCACCACAGGTGCGCCGGTCCAGCGCAACCTCGACACGGTGACGCCCTACGGCAACCAGACCTTCATCAGCCGAATCTCGACCATCGTCTCGCCGAAGCAGATCACGATCGCGGTGGTCTCTGGTGCCACGCCCAGCAACGCCGCGTTCCAGATGAACGTGACCGACCTGCCAACGCTGGTCCAGTGGGGTCCGAACGACGTGGACGCGGCCTGCCTTTGCGCCCGCGCCGCCTACGACAAGGGCATCCGGCGCATCAAGTTTACCGGCGGCGGTCACTATCTGCTGCTCGGCGCCTGCGTCTCCGGGCAATGGCTGTCGCGCTATGTGCCCAGCACGACGCAGGACGCGGGCGCGCTGACCAACGGTGTCCTCTGGCAGTCCGATGGTGCGACCACCTGGATGGTCACCGATGGCGCGGCAATGTTTGCCCACCGTCCCGCGCTGCCCGGCGCGCGCCAGTCGCGCGAGGCGCAGAAGCGCATCTCGGGGCGGCTGCATCTGCCGCGCTGTGCTGCGAAGCCGGTCAACCTGCCGCTCAACATCTACTTCGATGGCGACAGCCTCGGCTCGCTCAATCCGCAGAGCCAGGTGACGATGGTGATGGGCGTCATGCGGTTCATGGACGAGTTTCAGCGCCAGAACCCGAACCGGCAGATCAACTACTACTGCGGCGGCATCGGCGGGGCGACCTGGGCCTCGCTCGCGAGCACGAACCTGCTGGTTAACAACAACAGCAACTCGGTGAAGTACGGCTCGATGCCGAAGCCCCTCGCCGGAGCGCCGATGCATCGTGCGTTCTACGCCAACATCAATCAGACCGGCATCGGTGCACCGATCGTCCCCGATGTCGTGGTGATGTTTCTCAACGCCGGCAACGACGCCTATGGCATCGATGTCCTGTCGCTGCACACCGTGATCAATCTGGTGCGCAACCAGAACCCGTCGGATGGCTACGGTCCGCCCGATCTGATCATGCAGACCGACGTGTTCGTCATCAGCCAGTACTACAACGGCACGATGTTGGTGCCAGGCGGCGTGACGATCCCGGACCCACATGCCAAGCTGTGGTTTCACGAGTATGCGACGACGATGAACCGGTCAGTCGCTGCCAACCGCGGCTTCGGATTGGTCGACTATGCCGATCTGAATGCCAAGGCAGCGTTCGGCAACGATCTGGTGCGGCGGCAGCTCCGGCAGATCCCTTCCGCCACCTGGAACCTCAGCCCGAGCACGCCAGTCGCGTTCGCGCCGCGCTGCCGCGACTTCGCGTTCTGGTTCACGCTGCCCGGCTCGAATGACGCTGCCGCCTGGGCGTCGCTGATCGAGATCTCGTTTCAGCTTTCACTCTCGGCAGGCAACCGGCTGCTGCTGCGGCGCGGACCCAACGGCAATATCTGGATAGCCCAGACCGCTTGCGGCCATTGGGTCGATACCGTCGTCACCACCACAGCCGGCAGTCCGACCATATCGCTCGGGCCGGTGTCGAGCGCCACTGTCACTGGTCTCCTGGTCGGCAAGGCGCCGGAACTGTTCCTGCGCTCGGGACTGGCGATGGACGCTGGCTTCAACGACAAGATGTTCATCCTACCGACCGGCAATAACGATGGCGCCGTCGGACGCCGGCCACAGCGCAACTACTTCCGCGCCGTGCAGAACGCCAACCACGCGCTCACCTTTGATCGTTCGTTCGACGTTGGCGATGTCTCCTTTACCAACGTCGCGATGAGCTATGGCGGTCAGCAGTTTGTGCAGCAGGACAAGGAGGCTGCGACCGACATCTCGATCATCTACCCCGATGGCACACTGTTCACATCTAACGTGCTGTATGGCTCCTCGGTCACCGCTACGCAGGCGACCATGCAGGACAACGCGCCGCAGTCGCTCAACGCACAGACCGTCTCACTGTTCCTCGGCCGCATGGCGATCCGGTGGTTCGATACCGGTATCACACCAGATGCTGCCGCCATTGGCGTCCACGAGCTGAACGTCTCTCGCGAGCGGCTGGCGTTCGGCTATGCCACCGCCAGCGACTTCGCCACAGTGCCGATCATCGGGACGAAGATCTTCCGCACGCTGGAGCGCTTTGGCGGCGAGTTCAACTGCGAGATCCGCGCCAAGGGGACGCAGCAGGTCGTCGCCAACAATATGTGGATTGATGAGGATGAGCCCGTAGCCTCGACCTGCCCGCCCTGGGAACTGCGCGGTTGGTTCGATGCCAACTCAGCCGATGAGCGCGGCGGCACGGCCGGGCATTTCGGCAGTCGTCTGCGCAGCGAAGTGCTCGATCCGCTGTACGCCACCCAGGATCTGTCTACGCGATAAAGACGCGCCTCTCTTCACAATCCGCGAGGTCAAACCATGCCCGGTAGCACGCACCGGCTGCAGGCGAATTTCAGCCTGAGCATCGGCAAAGAGTTCCCATCGATCGCCGGCCTTCAGTCGATGTGCTTCTTCGGCACCGGCTACGACGGGATCGAGAGCAACCGCGTGGCCGGCGGTCCTGCCCTGGTCACACGCGGTTCGCCGGTACACGCCTCGAACTACGTCTCGCTGGGAATGCGGGCTGGCGGCACGCAGTTCGACACCATCGATCTGAACTGCCCGCGTGACGCTTCCTGGATCGCCTCGGGCTGGACTGGAATGGCCTGCGTGCGGGCGACGACGGCCTACGGCACCGGCAACTACGTCACGGTCTTCAGCGATCAGAACAGCGGATCAGCGTCGCCAGGGCAGGGCGGTTCGGTGACCGGCATCGGCTTGCAGTTCTCGAATAACCGACTGGTCGTCTATCGCAACGGCATCAACAACACCGCCAATCTGCAACTGGTCAACGCGCAGAACTGGCATATCGTCGGCTACACGGTGCCGGCGACAGCCGCGATCGGTCTCCAGACGGTCGGCTGGGACTTCACGGACAACCAAGCTGGCCAGAGCGTAGCGGCAACGTTGACCGGCACGCTACTGGTCCCGAACCCGGCCATGTCGCCGCATCTGGGCACCGACTCGACCGACAATGCGCTCGGCCAGGGAATGATCGATTGCTCCTGGTCGATGCTTGCAAAGGCCGTGCTGACACAGTCGGCCATGGCGGCGATCGCCGCGTCCGCGCGCGCGTGGTTGTCACGCCGCCTCATCACCGCATAGGAGGAAGCATTGCAGGTATCTATCACGCTGGACCAGGCGCACTGGCAACTCGCGATCAACGTGCTGGGCCGTGCACCGTTCAATGAAGTGGCGCCCCTGGTGCTGGGGATCCAGCAGCAGTTGGCACAGGGTCTCGGCATGGGACAGCCAGCGCGTGTACAGCAGCGCACCAATGGCGCCGAGACTGAGGCCGACGCCGCGGCCGCTTAAACCCAAAAGGGGAACCCGCCATGGTCGGTTACACGGACGCCTCCGCGCGAGCGGCGCTGGATGCCATCATCACGACATACCCATACTTGGCCCTGTTCACGACGATGGGCTCCGACGCGGGCTCGGGCTTCGTTGAATCGGCCTTCACCTCCTATGCGCGCGTCAACACGACCGGTCTGTGGGCTGCAGCGACCGGCAGCGCGCCGGCGACCAAGCAGAACAACGCCACCATCAGTTTCGCAGCCTCCGGTTCGGCTGGCCTCGATGTGGTCGGGTTCGGCCTCTACACCGCTGTCACCGCAGGCACGCTCGGGTTCTTCGATTGGTTCGGAAACTTCCCGTGGCTGCCAGCGTCGTTCAGCAATGCCTCGCCATCCGTTGTGACGATCCCAGGGCACGGATTTGCCAACGCCGACAAGGTGGTGGCAACGGCAGAACTCGGTTCCATTGGCACCATCGCCGCAGGCTGGACAGCGGGCCTGCTGACGGTCGCTGGCGTTACCACGGACACCTTCACCGCGGGGGTCAACACGTCGAACACCGGATCCTTCAACATGCGCAAGGTCGTGCCGCAATCAATAGTGAACAACATGGTGATCCAATTTACGAGCGGCCAGCTCATTCTCTCGCTGTAATGGGCCTGAGCTGTGCCCTACCCCAACGGGATCACCCTCGACAGCGACTTCACCACGTCGATCCCGTCCGGTTGGACGTTCAATCGCGCCAGCAGCGCGACCGACGGTTTCTACACCGACGCGCCGGGCAGTTCGTACAACAGCTTCACCAACGATCAGCCCCGTTTCAACGCGAACGGCTGCATCTGCGAGGTGCAGGCGCGCACGAACTATTTCCTGAACAGCACTGCGCCTGCCAACCATACGACCGGCAGTTCCATGCCGGTCGGCCTCGCGGTGCTATGGATGATCGGCACCGGAAGCGTGACGATTGCTGCGGGCACCGGCGTGGCGTCTGCCTACGGCACTGCGACGCAGGGAAACCCGTTCTATTTCTCCGTCACCACGGCCGGCAACTTCGCCATCACCGTCAGCGGCAGCGTCAACCGAGCGCAGCTCGAATCTGGCTGCGCCCCGACCAGCTTCATCGTCACGGCAGGCACGATCGTGACCCGGGCTGTGGAGACCTGCTTCCAGTCGGGCGGCTCATGGCTCAACGGCGCGGCCGGGACGATCCTGATGGAGTTCGCCGCCCCGGTGCTGAATGCCAACACCACCGGCGTCGGGCTGATCGGTCTCGATGACGGCACCACCAGCAACATCATCCGCATGACGCAGAACGCCGACCTGCGCTACCTCACCACGGTCGGCGGCACGGCGCGGACCAACGTCGCTGTGGCTGGCGTCACCGTGGCAGCCGGCACGGTCTACCGCATGGCGGTGCGCTACAACCAAAGCATCACCGAGACCCGGTCCGCGGGTGCCGGTGTGCTGACCAACTCGATCACGACCCAGCCGGTGCCGACCCCGACCCGCGTCGCCTGGGAGGTCGGCACTGCGGCAAACCGTGGCATCACCTATTGGCTCCGGCGCGTGCAGTACTGGCCGTTCGCAATGGTCGATGCCGACCTGCAGAACGCGACCCTGACCCCGCCGATCGCCGCCGTGACCGCAAGCGGCCGGGGCAGCGCGCCAGCCGGTCGATCCGCGCTGTCGGCACTCAACGTCCAGCCCAGCGCACGCGGCCGTGGCGGCGCGGCACAGGCTGGCGCCACGCGCTCGCTGATCCCACCGACCTTCGCTGTCGTGTTCGCCCGCGGCCGCGGCGGCTACGCGGCGGCTCGCAGCATCAGCCCAACCTTGCTCGCCAACATTCAGGCTGTCGGGCGGCCTGGTTCGGCCAAGGCGCGCTCCGCCCGGTCGCGAGCGCTGTCCTCGGTCGCGGCCGCAGGAGCAGCGAAACCCAAGAGCCCCGCCGCGCGCGCCACCTTCCCGCAGTCCGTCGGCGCTCGCGGCAAGGCACTCGCCAAGTCTCGAGCCTTCGGCGCCGGCACCTTCTCGTTCAGTGCACGAGGAAAGGTTGCCAGCCCGAAGGGGCGGATCACCAAGTTCTCGCCGGCCGCAGCAGGCCACGCTGGACGGGCGAAGGGCCGCATCCGGGCTACCATGACGGCTGGCAGCCGTGGGCGAGCTGCTGCGAGGCTGCGTGGCGCCATCGGCCCGGTGATCCCACCTCCTGCCGTGCTGTCGTTCTGGCAGAAGCTCGGCGTGGTCACACCGCAGCACCAGCTGCAGGAGAAGACCCGCGTCATCCCGAACAAGTTCGGCGACGGCTACCAGCAGACCGTGCCCGATGGTCTCACGCC